CGATTTACGCGTACTGGGACGACATTAAAGCTGTTGTGTCTGGAGTTGACGAGGAGCAAAAGAAACTTAACGCCGACTCTGCAGCCAATCTTGCAACACAAGAAAAGCAATTAAATGCTATTAGTGCTCAGGAGAACATTCTTAGACTACAAGGTAAGTCTGAGGAAGAGATCTATAAGATGAAACTGAATCAGTACGATGCTACCATTAAGACTGCTAAAGTTAATCTACAAAATCTTGAAATCACTGAAAAGAAACAGATAGAAGCTGCACAAAGAAACAAGGATATCCTACAAGGAATCATCCGTTTCTTAACAGCTCCTTTAGCACTATTACTTAAAACTGTAGATCTAGTAGGAGAAGCTTTAGGACAAGATTTTGGACTGGAAGAAAAATTCAGTGGCGGTTTAGCTAAACTGGTATTTGATCCGGAAGAAGTTAAGAAAGAAGGGGATAAGACTATCGAAGAAGCTAAGACAGCTTTAACGAAGTTAGAGAACGAAAGAGCTGGTATGATCTTGCAGCATGATGCTAAGCGAGACGCAGAACAAAAAGCCAGAGAAGACAAAGCTGCTGCTGCCAGACAGAAAGAAGAGGATGCTCAGAAAACCCATCTGGAAAAGATCCGAGATCTACAGGATCAGTATGGAGAACTTGCTTTAAAAGACGAAGATGCTAGAACCCTTTTAGCTTTAGAGCACAAACAAAAGAAAGAGCAAGACGAGTTAAATCTTTTAATTAAAGGTTACGAGGATAAGAAAAATAGAACTGCTGCTGAAGAAGAAACTTTAAGAATACTAAGAAGAGAATCTGACGCATTAAAGGTTAAGCAAGAACAGGAAACTGTTAATGCTTTACTGGCAATAGAAGAAAAGAATAAAAAGAAGAAGGAGGAAAACGAAAAAGCAGTTAGAGAATTCTTAGCTAATAGTGCATACGATAGGAAGGCAATAGCAATGATGGAATTGCAGGAAACTAGAGATAAACTAGATAAGGAAGCTGCTTACACCTATGATACCTATGCGAAAATAAAGATAATTCGTACAAAAGATGGCGAAGAAGTAGAGCAAGAGATTTATAAAAAACTTTCAAGTACAGTAACAGGCAAAGAAAAGGAACGTATTATAGAAGAAGAATTTCAGAGGAAATTAAAAGCTATCGATTTACAATATGCTGAAGAAAAATACGCTGAACTAGATGCAATAAAAACACAAGAAGAAGACAAGAGTAGAAGACTTGCATTTGAAGCTGCTAATAAAATTCTAAAAGATAAGAAATCTACAGATCAAGATATTCTAAATGCTGAAAGAGTACTTAATGAAGAACTTAGACAAATAGATGAGGATGCTATCAAAGCTAGAATAGCTGCTGCGGAAAAACTAGGTTTAGATACTGTTGCTCTTCAGGATGCTTTAAATGCTAACCTAAAAGAGAAATACGAGGAAGATAAAGAGAATTGGGCCCAAGCTTTTATTAAGAAAAATGAAGTAGCACTGGAACAACTTCAGGGAGTTCTAACTGCTGCAACTTCTGTAATTGGTGCTATTTCAGATTTCCAAAAGCTAAAAGACCAAGAAGATTTTGAAAGAACTAAAGCCAAGTATAATGCTCAACAAGCAGAGTTAGATGCTAAGTATGCTGCTGATATTGCTGCAGCACAGGCAGCTGGTCAAGCCACTACTGAGATAGAAGACGAATACGCTTATCAATCTCAAGTTATCGAGTATAACAGAGCAGATGAAGAATACAAACAGGGTAAAGCTGGATTTGAAAGAAACAAAGGCGTACAGATAGCTCAGGCTATTATCGGTACGATTCAGGGAGCTGTGCAAGCCTTTACATCATTAGCAGGTATTCCAATTGTTGGTCCTGTTCTTGGTTCGATTGCAGCTGCAGCTGCGTTGGCATCTGGATACGCACAGGTTGCTTTAATCAAAAAATCAACTTATACTGGTACTCCTCCTAAAGCACCCGAAAGAAAAAAAGCTCCAACTTCTAGTGCAGGAGGAGAAGGCGGACAACCTTCACCTTCTAAGTTTGCCGGCGGAGGTTTGCTAATGGGACGTAAACATGACGAAGGTGGAATTATGACTCCATTCGGTCAGCTAGAAGGCGGTGAGTATGTTGTTAATCGAGATGCAACACAAGCTTTCTTACCGTTGTTAGAAAAGATTAACTCAATGGGTAGCGGAAGCGGTGCACCTAACAATCTATCTTCGGGAGCAGAAGCTAGATTAGGTACCAACCAACCAATCATTAAAACATACGTGTTAGCTTCAGAAATCAGCAGCCAACTAGAAGCTCAGAAAAAGATTGCAGATATAGCACGCCTATAATAAAACATATTTAACTACATGGAAAAGAAAATAATAGATTTAGAAATTATAGACGAGCTAGAAGACTCTGGCGTAGACGCCATTGCACTAGTGGATAACCCCGCTATCGAAAAGAACTTTATGTACTTTAAGAAAGAGGTATTCGTGGAACCAAATGCTGGGGAAAGCGAATCTGACTACATGGGAAGATGCGTACCGGTTTTAATCGACGAAGGTAAACCACAGGATCAGGCAGTTGCTATCTGTATCTCTACTTACCAAAACATGGGCAAACAGGTTTTTGCTGAAGATTCTTTTACTGATTATCCAGAAGCTGCTAAAGAGAATGCTAAAAGAGCTTTGGCTTATGCAGAAGAAAATGGTTGGGGTGATTGCGGTACACCAATCGGTAAAGCCAGAGCAAATCAACTAGCTGCTGGCGAAGCAATCTCTATCGAAACAGTAGCTCGTATGGCTTCTTTCGAAAGACATCGACAAAATTCTAAAACACCATATGGCGAAGGTTGTGGTAAACTAATGTGGGATGCATGGGGCGGAGATGAAGGAATTGCTTGGGCACAGAAAACTTTAGAAAGCTCAAAAGAAGAATTTGAAACAATATGTCCACCTGCAACACAAGATATTGAACTAAACCTAGCAAACAGACAAGAGTGTATTGACGTTGCTCATTACGGTCCACTAAATCCTAACGAACCAAATGATCCATATTGGGCGGCTAAAGCAGAAATGTTTAACACTACTGTTGAAGAAGCTAAAACTGCTTTATGCGGTAACTGTGCTTTCTTTAAAACTGATCAGGCTACACTAGATTGTATAGCTTCAGGAATTGGCACAGAAGATGGTGATCCATTCGACGTTATCGATGCTGGCCAATTAGGTTACTGCGAGGCATTTGATTTTAAATGTGCAGCAGCAAGAACTTGTGACGCTTGGGTTGCTATATCGGAAGAGCAATTTGAAATTAACACAGGTGGTTTAGCTCCTTACACACAGCAAACTCCTAAGAAAAAGAAAGATCTTGTAAAAGAATCAGTTGCTTTAGCAGAATCCCCAATCTCTAGAATACCTAAAGAAGAAAGAGGCAGAGAAGGATCGGATAAAAATGAAGCTGGAGATACTAAAACATCCAGAGGTGGAATAGAAGTTTCGCAAGAAGTAGAATCCACATTAAAAGATAAAATCAAAGAGCACAACGAAAAGAACACACAAGATAGTCAAAAAGCAGATCTTGGTATGCTTAAAGCAGTTTGGAGAAGAGGAGCAGGAGCTTATTCGGTAGGTACTCCTGGTAGAAAAGGTATGACAAGATCCCAATGGGCTATGGGAAGAGTAAATGCTTTTCTTAGAATACTAAGTGGATCAGCACCTTCTGATAAAGATTATAAACAAGATAATGACCTACTTCCTAAAGGACATCCTAAACATTCTGAAGTTAAGTTATCCAATTACATGTTTGCAGACGAAAGCAAAAAAGAACTAGTTGGACCAGTTGCTATTCCGGAAATGGAAATACCAAGAAAAGACGACGATGGAAACATCTACTTTGTACGATTCTCTAAGGACGTGGTGAAAAAGATGGCCGAGAAGTTCATGAGAGAGCAAAGATTAGCTGACAACAACATCCAACATAAGGATGAAGAAAACGCTGGTAGCTATGTGTTTGAATCTTGGGTGGTAGAGAACGAGGGTGACAAGGCTAACTCGGTTTATAACCTAGGTGTACCGGTAGGCACATGGATGGTTAAGATGAGGGTTACTAACACCGATACCTGGAAAAAGGTTAGAGCAGGTGAACTTAACGGCTTTAGCCTACAAGGTAACTTCGTTTCTACTGAGGAGTACGATACCTACATGAAAGACAAAAAGATGTACGAAGATCTAATTAATCTTGTTAAGACTCTTTAATCTATTTCATTTATAGCTTCAGCATTATAAATGGCATCAGACATTAAAGTAAACATGACTGAGTTGTCTTGTTTTTTACTTCTGTTTTTTTCTATTGAAAACTTAATATGGTTTACCCCATTTTTATGGTGGAATATACAATCACATGTGTAATCAATAAGATCTCCATATTTATCTTTACTAAGTTTTAATTCTAAGATACCGTTTTTAAACTTTTTTGTTAACCTCCAACTAGTAAATCTTATACCAGATTCGTCGTGGTTGCATTTAAAAACTGATTTAATTTTGTTTGCTTTTAAGAATTCATCGAATTCTGTTACTGATTCTAAGTATGTCATATCTTTATTTGTTTTTAATTATAAAGTAAATGTAAGATCAGTTTACGGGTAAAAAAAATAAAACTGAGGAAATGTCAATTATTTTTAAAACTATATTTAGCTCTATACATTCAAATAAAAATAAAATAAAAGTATGTTCAAAGAAAAACTAAACCAAATCAAGGTTATCTTAGGCCTTGAAGTTAAATTAGCTTCTGAAAAGTTAGTTGACGGTACTGTTGTTGAAGCAGAGAACTTCGAACCTGGCTTTCCGTTATTTGTGATAGCGGCCGACGGAACAAAGTCTCCAGCTCCTGCAGGAACTCACGAACTAGAATCAGGTGCTAAAGTGGAAGTTGACCAAGAAGGTAAGATCGTAAGCATCGAAGAAAAAGAAACTGAAACCCCTACGGTTGAGGTGGAAGTTGAAGCTGCTGCTGAAGATATGGTACCTGCTTCTGAAACTCCCGAAGAAATAGCTAAGAAAGAAGCCGCAGTTGGCGAAGCAATGAAGAAAATGGTAATGGCAGTAGAAGAAATTGCTAAAGACGTTACCGAAATCAAAAAAGACGTTGCTGAAACTAAAACTGAAATGGCTGCAATGAAATCTAAATATGAGAAATTCTCTAAAACTGCTGGTGGCGACAAAGCTCCTAGAGTAACTAGAGGAGAATTCGAAGCTATCGATCCATTGGAAGCTAAAATTGCTGCTTTGCAACAATTGAAATCCGAGAATTTCTTTACTAAATAATAACAAAACAAAAATAAAATAACAAACTATGGCATTTTCATTAGCTACACTTGCTACCTTCAACCTTGAAGATAGCGGTATTTTAATTCAAAAAGCGGTACTTGGAGCAGACTTAATGCAATACTTGGATGTACGTCCAGGTTATCCTGAAGCTACCGTATCTGTGAACGTTTTAGGTTTGACTGCTGGTTTCACTGACGCTGCTTGCGGATGGACTTCAGCTGGTTCTACTAACTTCACTCAAATCGCAATCACTAACGCTACTAAATCTTGGAAGCAATCTCTTTGCTTGGAAGATCTAAGACAATACTGGTTGTCAACTCAATTAGATGCTACTGCATTCGGTGAAAAACTTCCTTTCGAGCAAGTTATTGCTGACCAAATGGTTCTTGAGACTAGAAAATATGCAGAATCTGTAATCGCTGGTCAATTGATCACTCAGATCACTGTAGCAAACGGTGCTGCTGCTGGTCCAACTGGAGCTTGGACTTCTGTTAACGCTTACGACAAAGCAATCGAAACTATCGACGCACTTCCTTTGGCTGTTGCATCTAGAGACGACTTGATGATGTTCATGAGCTACGCTTCATTCAGATATCTACAAACTTCTATCGTTTCTAAAAACTTGTTCCACTACTCAACTGGTCAAACAACCGGTACTGGTCTTGGACAATCTATCATAATCCCTGGAACTAACGTAACTGCTATTCCAGTAGGTGGACTTGGATCTTCTCCAAAAGTTTACTGCGGTCCTGCTAAACACATTATCGTAGTTTGCGGATTGGTTGATGACCAAGATAGAATCGAAGCTTGGTGGTCACGTGACAACCAAGAGATGAGAATGTTGGCTAAGTTCAGCATGGGTCTTGGTGCATTAGTATCAGAATTCGTATACACAGCTGGAGCATAATCACTCCTAACACAGGAACGGGTTTAACCGCCCGTTCTTTTTTAAAACAACAAAAAAACAAAATAATAAAAGAATATGGCTTGTAATTTAACTTCCGCAATAGCATTAGATTGTATCGATTCGATTGGTGGTGTAAAAGCAGCATATGTTGGTGTTAACGTTGTGATCTCTTCTGTGTCTTATAATGCACAAAACGAAATCACTGGTTTAACTGGGGCTACTGGAACTTTCTACCAGTACGAACTACCAAAAGATACTGCTACATTCACTGAGACTTTCAACATCTCTAATACAAACGGTACTGCATTCTACGACCAAGCTCTTACTATTAACCTACAAAAACTATCTGCAGAGAAAAGAAATCAACTTCTTTTACTAAGCAGAAACAGAGACATCAAAGTTATCTTCCAAGATAACAACGATAACTACTGGTTGGTAGGTAAAGATAGAGGAGGCGTAATTTCTGCAGGTACTTCTGTAACAGGAACTGCTCCTGGAGATGCTAACCAATACAGTATCACAATTTCTGCTCAAGAGCCAGATATGGCTTACGAGATCACATCTCTATCAGTTATCTCTGGAATCTCCATTGTAACTGCATAATTGATTCTCAATTTTTAGAGTAAAAGGCTAGTCTTAATAGATTAGCCTTTTTTTATGTCACATTTCTTGGCTTTCATATTTAATATAAATAGTTTAATAATAAATGATCCAACTACAGCAAGAAACTGGTAACGAATTCATTATTTACGCCAATACTATCAGTAATGACGTGGAGGAATTTGGAGATTATTTTTTGATAGGATTCCAGTCAGGGTTTACTAAATTGTGGACGTACGTGATTCCATATGTGCTGACAAGAAACAGCAGATACCTTAAGTTCCAAATCACTTTGGTGGCTAACATCTCCATCGAAGATCCAGCCAATGGTATAGTTTATCTAGATCCAAGTGGCAACTGGGACTACAAAATCTGGAACACAACTTACGCAACATTAGATCCGGCCACGGGTAACCTTATTGACAACGGTCAGATGATCTTGGAAGATCAAAACCCGCCCGAGGTTTTTTTTGAGCAGTTTGTATCAGGAAATGACATCTTAGAAGCAGTTGTTTATCAAGGACCAACTGGTGAAACTGGACCTGTGATTTACCAGTCGGTTAATGACACGTTGGAATCTTACATTTATTACACTGCTAATGGAGTATGGAACAACACAGCCAACCAAATGAACTACCAACAAAATGTTTGGGAAGCTGGAATAACTGGACCAACTGGACCGTATAATTAATCTGTCACTTTAGCAGAAAATCATATTTAACTTAAATAATAGTTTACAACTAATGGATTTTACCAATACTAGAATACAAAACACCTACGGAGGAATCCTAAACGTAGGTGCCCAAGGAGTTACTGGAAGCGTTTTAATACCAGTTACTGATGGCTTCGGTACCATTCTACCATTCGAGATATCTGAAACCACTATTAACTTTACAGGAAACGTAACAGGTATCACCGGAGGTTCTGGTGGTGGAGCTACTGGTCCAACTGGACCTGGTGGGGTTAACGCATTCTACGGTATTTTCTTAGACACTGTAACACAAACTAATGCTAGTCCGTCAGCTGCAAATGCTTTCAGATACAACACAACTGTTGGAGCTTTCGGTGTTAGTATAACTGATAATTCTAGAATTCGCATCACTAACGCTGGTGTTTATAACATCCAACTTGTTGCACAGTTTTTTAAGACAGATCCAGGAGATGACACAGTCAACATCTGGTTGTCTAGAAATGGTACGAACGTGGTTGCTTCTAATCGAGTAATCTCTCTTTTAGGAACAGGAGCTATTCAAGCAACAACTCTAGTTTTCCAAGTGAATGCTAGTGACAATGATTACTATGAGATTTACTGGAGTTCGACCGACACTAACATGAAGGCGTTATTCCAACCAGCTGGAACTTTGCCTAACAAACCTGCAACAGCATCAGTTGCGTTAGCTGTTGGGGCTTTAGCTTACACACAAGCAGGATCTGCAGGTACATCTGGAAGCAGTGGTAGCAGCGGATCAAGTGGTTCATCTGGATCTAGCGGTACATCTGGTACTTCAGGTACTAGTGGAAGTTCAGGTAGCTCTGGAAGTTCTGGAACTGCTGGTACTTCAGGAACTAGTGGTACATCTGGTACATCTGGTACATCTGGAAGCAGCGGTAGCAGTGGAAGTTCGGGTAGTTCAGGATCTAGTGGAACAAGCGGATCGAGTGGAACATCTGGTACAAGTGGTACGAGTGGAACATCAGGAACCAGTGGTACATCTGGATCTTCTGGAAGCTCTGGTACATCTGGATCTTCTGGATCTAGCGGTACGTCTGGATCTGATGGATCTAGCGGTACAAGCGGTACAAGTGGAACTTCAGGAACTAGTGGCACAAGTGGAACATCTGGATCTAGTGGTACTTCTGGATCTACCGGATCTAGCGGTACATCTGGAAGTTCAGGAACCAGTGGAGATTCAGGAAGCAGTGGTACATCTGGATCTTCTGGATCTAGTGGTACTTCAGGATCTGACGGATCTAGTGGAACTAGTGGAACATCAGGAACTTCAGGATCTACTGGAAGCAGTGGAACGTCTGGAGTTGATGGTACGTCTGGAACTTCTGGAACTTCAGGAATTAACGGAGCAACTGGAGCAACCGGTACTGGTCTTGGTTTAACTGCTAAGAATATTGGAGTTACTGGAGGAATGTTTACTTATGACGATCCTAATAATACTGTTTATTTTGATTGGACATTTACCCAACCATTTAATACTACAAATTATTCAATAGATTTTCAATATGAATGCGCATCTCTTGGACTTACTGGCTTATTTGATTTAAGTGTTAGCGGATCTGCTACTATTTCAATTATAAATAAAACAACAACCGGGGTAAGAATACAATTTAATGATATTTTTTCTCCTGGCCAAATTACTCCTGACTTAGTAGGTTACATTCAAGCTATAGCAACTGGTGAAACTAGTGTACCTGGTCAAGATGGATCATCTGGTACTTCAGGAACTAGCGGAACTTCCGGTACCTCAGGAACTTCTGGAACTTCTGGAACTAGTGGTACTTCAGGAACTAGTGGTACTTCAGGAAGTTCAGGTACCTCGGGAATAGATGGGACATCAGGTTCTAGTGGTTCGTCAGGATCTACAGGAACTTCAGGTACCTCGGGAACATCAGGTACCTCGGGAACATCAGGTACCTCAGGAACATCTGGGATAACTCCGTCTTCTGGACCAATGACTTATGCATTTCCACAGTTACCAACTAGACAACCCGGAGGAACTAGCTTTCCATTAACAACTCCTAGATTTGCTGGATTTGGATATTCATATACTCCGACTAGTTCGAATCCTATTTCTTTAACTTATAACACAGCTTATAATATACTTAATGATTTTGATCCTCAAAATACTTATACTTTAAAAGTAAAATATGACACAGGAACAGGACCAAGTACTAATGATAACGCAACTGGAGTAGGTACTGTAGTTACCACAACTTCTCTTGGTTCTAACCAAGACGCAAATGATACTTTTGCATTATCACTATCTGCTGTAATTGCAGGTTTAACTGCAGGAGTTCCTTATTGGATAGACGTTTCAATAGAAACTGGAAGTGCTGATACCACAGCATCTTTCCTTTTAAATAACGGTACTTATAACGTCATAGAATTAACTGGAGCTGTAGGAGCTACTGGAGCTACTGGAACGGTTGGTTCTAGTGGAACTTCAGGAATCTCAGGCACTTCAGGTACATCTGGTACTAGTGGAGTAGATGGAGCTTCTAATTCATTCTTTAACTACCAAGCTAAAACTACAATAACATCAGGAGATCCCGCTTCAGGTCATATTATCTGGAATAATGCTGTTCAAGCTAATGCAACTAGTATCAATATTAGTGACACGGATCAATCAAGCAATAACATAGACATATTCCTACAGAATTTACCGACAGGATCAACTATTATTATACAAGCTCAGAACAACCATACTAATTATCAAATCTGGACTGTTGGTGCTAAGACAGATAACACAACTTACTGGACATTACCGGTAACTCTTGTTTCTTCGACTTATTCATTTAGTAATAATGAACAAATTCTTTTTATTATAAATTCAGTGCCTTCTGGTACTTCAGGAACATCAGGTACATCGGGTACATCAGGCAGTTCTGGAACTAGTGGAGTATCTGGAACTAGTGGTACTTCAGGAATAGATGGAACATCAGGAACTAGTGGAACATCAGGAACTAGTGGATCCTCTGGAACATCCGGAGTAGACGGAACTTCTGGCACATCTGGCACATCAGGTACATCTGGAACTAACGGAGCAACTGGTGCTACCGGTGCTGGAGGTAATCTAACACCTGTTGGACTAACTGGAAGTTACACTCTAGGTGCTTCTGACGCAAATAAATTCTTTGTTGCTGATTCAACTTATAACCTAACAGTAACCGTGCCTCTTGATTCAACTGCTAACTTACCAGTCGGTTCTAGTTTATATGTTGCTAGAGATGGCTATTCTTCGGTTCTTATTGCACCTGGAGCAACA